AGTAGAAGACAAGGCTCTGAACGGGAAAGCATAAAGCATTTCCCATTGGAGCCCACTTCTTGAGTGTCATAACTCGACCGTCCAATAGCCTTATACTACTTGCACGACTACAACTCAGCATATCGTATACGTACTCTCCAAAGAGAGCACGCACGAGTTCGCATGAGATGCGGTCGCTAGCTTCCTTTAGGTCCAAAGTACATAAGTACCCAGACTTCGAGGATTCAAGAGCTAGCTTTCCATTCACGGTTTGATCCGTGAAGTTTATCTTCCCTTTGGTAAGGGGAGAGGATGTGATGCAATGTTCTAAGACGTGTCGCTGCCCTTGCTGTATCCAACAAGCCTCTGCGGGTTGTACGCTTATTAAGCGTGGCCCACGTGAGTCTTTCGGAACTGCAGTCAGTTTAGCGACTATATTGTCGCACTCAGTAATCCTACCCTTTGAACCTAGTATGAAGTGATAATCCCAAAATGATGGGATACCACAAAAGTACTGGTCAGCGGGATAGTACGCCTGAATGCTATTATATATGGTGAAGAACTTCGATTTCATCTCAGGTTTCCGTGGTGGGTAAACGCCCCCAGGGCCGTGAGATGGTCTTATTTCTTTCCAGTCAGCTCGGTATATAACCTTGCTAACGATGCGGCGAGCTTCTCGATACAATATACTAAGTGGGCGAGCTGTAAAAGCTTGAGCCCACGTTTCGACTGTTCGATCAGTCTCCTCGAAGCCCGCTTGGGCCTCTTGGAGTTGCTGTTTGGTTGGTTCATGTTCGGCTTTGTAGCAGAACAGAAGCAGTTGTCTTAGCGATCTTAGAGCAGCTACGTCCTTATTTAAGACGAAGCGTTCCCAGAGCGGTATTAGCCACTCAGGGAGGTCCGGATTTTCTGTCCGGTGCCCCTCGATATATGCTAAAACCTGCTTCTCTAGTAATGGCGCATTAACCATGAGCCATTCATACGACAAGTTATCAGGAGCGTCCAAGTGACACTTCTGGTCTATCGATATGTCTACTAGCAGGCGGAGAAACCAATTAACTATTGGATTACAATGAATATTCATAACACCTGGTTGCATAGTGCGCGGAGTTTCGTCTGCAGATTGCGGCCCGTTAAGGGCTGCGCTGCAGCTACTCTCCCCGTATTTTTAACCGGTGTAATATCCACGACGGCCCACTGAGAACTCTCATCATCCCATTCAAGGGCGACTGAGAGAACTATAGCGAGCTTCTGAGCATCTAGCGCTTGCAGTCTTACGACTGCTACGCGTGTGTTGCCCAGTACGACATTGATATACCAACCCTTAATTGAGGTTTGGTCTTCGATGTGATTAACGATAGCTTCATAACTAGTCATGTATATACGTGCATAGATGCTTGGCATCGTTTGCGTTGAGGTTATTACTCGTTGTTTATTTAAGACAACACTGATTACTGTTCCTGATTGACAAAGACTTCGTCTTTCAGGTCCAGACCAGCGGTTTGGGTACTAGCGAATAAGGAATTATTCAGATGCTGAACGACCGCGAGGACGTCAGCACTGGTAACTCCGGTATCGCCGGGCACCGCAACTACGGCGTAGGCGCTCACAGGGGCAGCAATGCCCGAAGAGAACGACACGTGACGATCAAATCGCACCAGATGCCGAACACCCTTGACTTTCGTCTTGGAGTCGGTATATTCTTGGTGTGAGATGCGCATTTCAGTAGGGAGATTAACTCCCCGTGAAACTTCGCGACGAAGCGATTCGGTTTTATCCGAATACACTTGGTTGAATGTCAGCGTATCGATTGTGAGGTTTGCATTCATTGTATTATGTTTGTTGTTGTCGTTGATTTTATATGTGATCAACGTAACACTTTCAAGTTCGTGACCAATTGGTCCAGCAGAGCAGCACTAAGCTGAAACTGCCTTTGTCCGAACCTCCCCGACCCACCGGTTGTTACGCCAGTCAGGACAG